CTACTAGCCTAGCTCAGCTAAGGGGTAGTGCAGCCATTGCACAGCTTAGTGATATGGTGATATCACTGGAGAGGAATGGACAGCATGATGATCCTATTGAGCGTAACACTACCAAGGTGAGGGTATTGAAGAACCGCTACAGTGGACAGACTGGTCCTGCTTGCAGCTTGCTTTATAACAAAGACACTGGCAGAATGTTTGAGGTAGCAGATACTATGGAGGGAATGATGCTATGAAACAGTGGGATGATCTTGATGATTCCATCATTGGACAAGCTTCCATATGGAATGGTAATAAGAGAGTGGAGGTCTTAGTCTACGATGCTGACAAGATGATTAAAGTATTCGTGGACAGAGATGGTATGTCTGAAGAGGAAGCCAATGAATACATTCTCTTCAACATTGAAGGTGCATATATAGGAGAGGACACGCCTGTACTGGTGTGGCAGAGATATGACGAGTGATGGTGGAAAGGGACACACTCAGCGTCCCAAGTCAATAGCTGATGAGGAATGGGCATCAAGATGGAATGCCATCTTTGGTAGAGATTCATTAGAAGATTACAAACAGTCGGTAGATGTTAACAATCTCCGACAAAATGATAAGGATAAGGACGATGATCTTCTTAGACATAGAGACAAACCTGAAACATGACACCATATGGTTGTGTGTTACTAAGCACAACACCACTGGTGAGGTGAGGCACTGGCGGGAAGCCGACAGCTTGCAGCAATACTTAGAGGGTGAGCAAGTGGTGGGCCACAACATCATCGGCTTTGATGCTCCCATCCTGAAGAAGGTATGGGGTGTTGGCATTCCTGCCAACAGTCTGGTGGATACACTGGTGATGTCACGCCTATACAAGCCTGACATTGAGGTGGTGCTTCCTAAGGAAGGCAAAGCCCCTACTCCTCACAGTTTAGAGGCATGGGGCTACCGATTAGGCAGTCACAAGATTGGTTTCACTGACTTTGATGGTGGGTGGACACAAGAGATGGCTACTTATTGTGAACAAGATGTTCAACTTTTAGAAAAACTGTACAACTTTCTGACAACAACCATGACAAGGGAAGGGTTTTCCTTACAAAGCATTCAGCTTGAGCATGAAGTGGCACTGATCTGCCGTGGCATGGAAGACAATGGCTTCATGCTAGACATGCCTAAGGCTATGGCGTTGCATGCCATACTGAGTGGGCGTATGTCTGAGATTGAAGAGAGCATGCAGCAGGTGTTCCCTCCTATCATAGAGCAACGGATCTCTGAGAAGACAGGCAAGCAGCTTAAGGATAAGGTTACCATTTTTAATTCAGGCAGTAGGCAGCAGATTGCTGAGCGATTAGCAGGGCTTGGTGTTGTCTTTACAAAGAAGACAGACAAAGGTAATGTCATTGTTGACGAAGCTGTGCTTGAGAAGATTGACTTACCAGAAGCTAAGCTTGTAGCTGAATACTTAATGATTCAAAAGCGTGTATCTCAGATTAGTAGTTGGCTTGAGCTAGTTGCTGATGATGGCAGGGTACATGGTAGGGTTACTACCAATGGCGCAGTTACAGGAAGAGCGACACACAGCAGTCCTAACATGGCGCAGATCCCTGCCGTGGGTGGTCCATATGGTGCTGAGTGCAGAGAAGTGTGGACAGTGCCTAAGGGATATAAGCAGGTGGGTGTTGACCTGTCAGGCATTGAGCTACGCTGCTTAGGTCACTACCTCAATGACCAAGAGTGGATGGATGAGTTGCTTAAAGGAGACATTCACTGGTTCAATGCACAGAGCTTTGGCTTAGTTGACAAAGGCACTGTGAAGGACGATAACAATCCTGAGCATAAGAAGGCTAGGAATATTACCAAGACTCTCACCTATGGTGTGTTGTATGGTGCTGGTGCAGCCAAGGCGGGTTCGATTGTGGGTGGTAACAGTAGCAAAGGCAAGAAACTTATTGATAGTTTTATCAATAATACACCCGGCCTTTCTGCCCTGAAGAAGAAGATATCTAGGCTGATGGCTAAGGGGCATCTCCCTGCTTTAGATGGTAGGAGAGTGTGGGTTAGGTCTGAGCATGCAGCATTGAACACACTGCTGCAAAGTGCAGGTGCTATCGTAGCTAAACAATGGCTTGTTGAATCAACAAAGCTGTTGCAAGAGAAGGGAATAAATGCTAAACTGTTAGCGTTTGTTCATGACGAAACACAATGGGAAGTGAGAGAAGATCAGGCAGAGGAAGCAGCTAGGCTCATAGAGCAAGCAGCAACCAAAGCAGGAGAGGCTCTTAAGTTCCGTTGCCCAGTAGATGCCGAAGGAAAGATTGGCAACAACTGGCGTGAGTGCCACTGACGTTACTAGTGGGTTTTTATATTGGAGAAAATTATGACTGAAGAAAAGAAAGCTATTAAGCTTAAGGCTGATTTGTTCTGGTGTCAACACACTAAGATTAATGAGATGTCTGGTAAGTTCCAGTTGAACTTATGCAATCTGTCTGATGCTGCTGTTGAAGCATTGGAAGAGATGGGCATCAGTGTTCAGACTGGTGAAGATAAGAAGGCTGACATGGGCAGGTACATCACTTGCAAATCAGAGAAGCCTATGCGTGTCTTTGATACAGAGAACGATGAGATTACTGAAGCAATTGGTAATGGCAGCAAAGCCAAAGCCTTGGTGTCTTCATACTCTTGGACATACAAGAACAAGAAAGGTGTTAGCCCTTCATTGAAGAAGCTGGTTGTCACTGACTTGATTGAGTATGCTGCATCAAGTGGTATCAGTGCAGATGATGAGGATGTATTATGAACTTTAATATCACATTAAACTTGGACCAATTGAACTTGGTATTGGCAGCACTGTCTAAGCTTCCCTTTGAAGCTGTTAGTGAAACTATTGCACTAGTACGACAACAAGGTGCTGAGCAGATACAAGCTGCTGAAGCAGCTAAAGCTGTTGAAGACCAAGAAGTTGTTCACGAAGTGCAGTAATGAAAGCACTATTCGATAGCGACATCTTCGCTTATCGGGCAGCATCTGCATGTGAGGACGAAGACGAAGCAACGGCACAGCGAACACTGGATCGTTTAATTGTTGATGTCCTCATGTGTGGTGTTGATACTCTCTATCCTGATTGCTTCGTGGATAGTTGGAGCATGCACCTAACAGGGAAGAACAACTTCCGATACAAGATAGCTACCACTGTGCCTTACAAAGGCAACAGAGTTGACAAGCCTAAGCCTAAGCATCTAGCTTTCCTTAGAGACTATCTAGTAAAAGAATGGGGTGCTTCTATATCTGAAGGTGAAGAAGCTGATGACACCATTGCCATTGAAGCTACAAAGCTTGGTGACAATTGTGTCATTGTGTCTTTAGATAAAGACTTAGATCAGATTGTTGGTTGGCATTACAACTTCGTTAAACATCTAGGCTATTACATTAAACCAGAGGAAGCTCTGGTCAAGCTGTATACGCAGATGATTACTGGTGATGCTGCTGATAACATCAAAGGATTGTTCCGTGTTGGTCCAGTGAAAGCAGCCAAGATAATTGGGGACACAACAGATGAACTTGAGCTGTACAACAAAGTGTTGGAAGCTTATGAGGGTGATGCTGAGCGTGTGTTAGAGAATGCTCAGCTTCTTTTTCTACGAAGATATGAAGGACAGGTATGGACTCCTCCACAAGCTTAAAGCCAAACGACATTGCACTAATCCTCCGTCCTACTCTTGTGGATGGCGTGTATCAAAAGCACTTTCAAGTGTTAGTCAGTGGCTTTGGTCCACTCACTATCAGTGAAGATGATGTGAATAACCTGATTGGTATGGCTACCATATTGGCAGCAACTGTACAGTATATGGAAGAAGATGAAGAGCTTGCGAATAAGCTTGTTGAGTATTGCGGTAAGATGTTTGCTGATGTTGGTGACTTCTCTTACAACGCAGACCATGACAGCTTTGGTGATGGCAGCTTTACTATTAACACCAAGACAATTGGAGGCATCCAATGAACATAGATGACACACTAATACAACGAGGTGTTAGGTATGGCAACTACAAAGAAGATGTGTCTAGAGTTTCTCAAGCCCTAAAAGAAACCGTTAGGTCAGGTGCTGAATGGAAAGAGATGGATGATGATATGAAGGAAAGCCTTGATCTCATCTGTAACAAAATCTCTCGCATTGTTAATGGTGATCCTTGGTATCATGACTCATGGCATGACATCATTGGCTATGCTAGGTTGGTAGAAGAAAGACTGGAAAGATTATGATTGCTGTTGACATCCACTTAAAGGTTTTCTTTAAGCCTCAAGACCTACCCAATGTCTACTTAAATGAGGAAGTGCTGAGTGAAGCCATCACTGAAAACTTAACTGCTTCGTTGGAACGAATGGATGCACAGGAAGTGCTCTTTTGTTTCGTTGATATTGAAGGACTAGAATGAATGTTAATTCTGTAACCATTAGAGAAGCCAGTAATGGCTTTGTTGTTGAGCATGTAGCTGAGGGAGAATTCGATAAGTATCAAACTGAGTTTGTTGCTTTAGATGTTGACGAAGCTTTATTAATTGCTAGAGATTTATTTGTGCATTACGATGCTGCTGACATGTCGCATCTAGTAGATACACCAATTGGTAGATAAGAAAAGAAATGGTGGCGAGTGGACTGACTCTAGGTTCAGAAGCTTTGTCACCTCTGCATTGAGAGCTGCGTCTAGGCGTTGGCCTCCTAAGTACAAGGCTCTTAAAGAAGCCTTCGTTGGTAGGAAGACTAACAAGAAGACAGGTAAGCTGGCAATGCATTACAAATGTGCCAAATGTAAGAAGCACTTTGTTGCTGCTGATGTGCAGGTAGATCATATACTACCAGTAGTATCTACAACAGAGGGCTTTGTTAGTTGGGACTTGTTCATTGATCGTATCTTCTGTGAGATAGAGAACCTGCAAGTGATGTGTAAGCCCTGTCATAAAGTAAAGACAGAACTAGAGAAAGCAGAAAGGAAAAAGAAATGAATGTTGAAATGTTAGAAGAACATGATGATGGTAGTGCCACCTACCAATTCGATTTAAATTGGGAAGAGCGTAACATCCTGCTCAACCTCGGTATAATCACAGCCCTTAAAAATGGCATCAAAGAAGGAAGTAAATATGTTGGTGACATTGATGTTAACAACACACAAGACAACACAATCTGAGGTATAACTACCTTTCCTCTGGGAGCTTTGGCTCCCTTTTTTATCACTCTTTAGGAATATTTATGGCAAAGTTTAAGGTCAACATTGACCTGTCTAGGGATAGTTTGTTTGATGAACTTGGTATCCAGAGATTAAGAGAAAGTTACATGAAGGATGAAGAGGCTAGCCCCCAAGAAAGATTTGCTTATGTTTCGGAATCGTTTGCGTCTAATCAAGAACACGCTCAACGACTATACAACTACAGTAGTAAGCACTGGCTTAGCTACTCTACACCTATCCTATCTTTTGGTCGCTCTAAGCGTGGCCTCCCTATCAGCTGTTTTCTTAATTACATGGATGATAGTGCAGAAGGTCTGGTCGATAATCTATCAGAAACTAACTGGCTATCCATGTATGGTGGTGGTGTTGGGGTTCATGTTGGTATCCGCAATGGCGATGATAAGTCTACTGGTGTTATGCCCCACCTTAAGATCTATGATGCTAGTTCATTGGCTTACCGCCAAGGACGCACAAGACGGGGTAGCTATGCTGCCTACCTAGACATCCATCACCCTGACATCATCCAGTTCTTGGAGATGCGTAAGCCCACAGGTGATCAGAATGTACGCACACTAAACCTGCATCACGGCATCAACATCACCGATGAATTCATGACCATCATTGAGAAGGCTATGAAAGATCCTGACTTTGATGACAGCTTTCAACTAAAGAATCCTTCTAATGGTGAGGTGGTAGAGACAGTGTCTGCTAAATATCTATGGCAGAAAATACTGGACCTACGCATGCAGACAGGTGAGCCATACTTGGTGTTCATTGACACAGCTAACAAGGCTATGCCTAAGTGGTTGAGTGACAAGGGCTTGAAGATTAATGGCAGCAATCTGTGTACAGAAATCTTCTTACCAACTAACGAGAAACGTACAGCAGTCTGCTGTTTGTCTTCCCTCAACTTAGAATACTACGATGATTGGAAAGATGATAAGCAGTTTGTCTTGGATGTTATGGAAATGCTAGACAATGTCTTGCAATACTTCATCGACAAAGCACCATCAACAATTGCTAGGGCTAAGTACAGCGCAATGATGGAACGTAGCATTGGAGTGGGTACATTAGGCTTCCATGCATTCTTACAAAAGAAAGGTGTAGCCATTGATGGGGTGATGGCTAAGAGTTATAACAAT